AATACGCCCATGTAAACATCCTCACTTGCGACGGTATCACTTACGAAGTATTAGCGCCGTCGGGAGAGCCGCTATATCACTTCATCTTAAAGGAGGACTAATAGGATGTACGAAGATTGGATTATTCAGCTTCACGCTAGACAGGCTTACTACAGATACCTCAGGGTGATCGATTATCAGTACTTCAGGTTTTCGATCCTCAATAGACCGACGAAGTTAGACTTGCTAATAAAAATTGATGAATTGAGGTGCTTCTAATGACACTACTGGAGAAGGCAATAGCGGAGAGGGTAGCAAATGGCTACCTTCTCTTCGAGAAAGTAACGGGCATGTACAGCATATCAAATCGGTCGGCAATGGGTAGGGCAATAACCCGCGCCCGCAGGCAGGGGTACGAAACGATGTCAATAGCAAAGGGCGGCAGAGTGCCAGCAGGAATAGAGATGGCTTTGATGGTAAAGAATAGAGACAAAAAGTACTTCGATATATCGATCGTTCCGAAGGGTTTAATAGACGTCAAGTTAATCGAACGCCGTACAATGAGGGACAGATTGACCTCGGCGCTCATCAACCCAGATTTCATTTCTAGCGCCGTGTCTGAATACACCAATTTCTACGAACGCAAAGTAGCCGCCAGACAGACGGCGATAATAAACCTTCGCAAAGAGATCGCCTATATGGAGTCGCGTAATGACGGCTCGCTATTGTGGGAAGAAGAGCGCACAGGATTAGCCAGAGAATTATATAAGCTCGAAATGGCTGATATAGAAGAGGACGATATTGACGATCTGGAGGACGTGGATGATTAAGCCGTGTATATTGAAGGGATATCGAGGGTGTAAGAATCCAGACGTAAAATGCGTCAAATGTAGTCGATACAAAAACCAGCCAGACAAACGCCCCAAGGATAGGCGTCAGGAAAAGTAGAAAAAACCCCGCCCAGTAATGAGCGGGGTATTTCTTTGCCCTAATAAGGGCTACTATGCGATCTCCCATTCGGCGTCAATTTCGATGACGTCCGTGGAAGCCCACGTATGGGGGATTATTGAGGACAGGACAGTATTGACGCCATAAGTACCGCCCGTATTTTGCGCCCATACGCTGATAGTAGAACCGTTGAGTTCAGCATATGAGCCATAGCGCTTGCCCAAGTCGGTATCTGCCAATAGGCAATTGACAGGGGTGCGCCTTACCGTAGCAGTTGGGACGCTGAAAGTTACACCACCAGTGATGGCAGAAGTTGTGCCAAGGGTAAGCACGATTTTAGCCCTTGCCGACTTACCCATATAACGCACCCTTGCAGACAGCGTGCCATTGCCAAGCGTAATACCGGCAGTTGTGCAAGCGTAATCCGCCCAGTCTTTTAAACCCATTAGCGGACCGTTTGCACCCATGTCAATACCGTTGATGTTTAGGGGCACGTCAGCACCACCCTGATTTTGTGAGCGCAGTTCAAGGCGCGCATAGGTCGAGTCAGTTGGACGGAGAATAACATTGCCCGCATTTGTACCATCGCTGATGTTAAGAGAAAGCGCGTCAAAATAGCCCGCCCTCAAAGCATCGGCAATCATCTGTATTCCTACATTACCATGAAAGTTGTCATTAGGCCAGTACCTAAAGTCCACTTTATCTGCATATAGTTTCAGTAGCTTGTCCCAACCATCACCGCCGACCGCCGAGTCTACCTCACGCAAAGTTAGTATTGGCAGAGTATGAGGTCCAGTCCCAGTTGTACCATTCCATGTTTTCCAGAGCTTCTGTACGTCAATAGAAAAGGCGGGAGTATCATGAGAAGCCGAAATAAGGTCTGCATCATGAATACTCAGAGGCACATTGTAAATGGTAGGCGCTGAGTGTGGTACAGTATAAGCACTTCCAGTTCTATCTAGAACGAGAATAATATTGTTCGCTGAATCCTTGACTGTAATCTTGCCGTTATAGGAGTTAGAACCGAGCAGTCCACCAATGGTAAGAGTACCACCGGCTATTTTGTCGGCAGAAAGGGAGCTAATAGCGGCGTTGATTGCGAGTATATCATCGGCGGTTAGGGAAAGCGTGGACAGGAAACCAGTAACAACTTGGGCTGCTGTAATGGTGTGGGCAGACAGGATTTTAGAGCCGTCAAAAACAACCTCGTCCCAAGTAGACGCTGAGCGCTTATACATCTTATAGCCGTCATCCGTATCGTACCATACGTCCCCCAAATGCAAGCCGCCTGCAATGGACGCATCGGTAGGCGGTAGAGCCTGATAAAAGCAATGATTCAGACCGCCAAGCAAATCCACGGCGGCATTATCAAACTTATTCACACCTATCTGTGGGATGCCGTTTAGCGTCACGCCATTGGCGTCGAAAAGGCATGTTTGCCCATCGGCAGACCAGACTTGCAAGCCATTAACTGAGCCGTCTGCAAGCACGTCACCGATGATAACTCTGACGTGGTTATTTTTGTCCTTGTAGGTGGACTTTCGATTTGTGTGGCTTACACGATCGCCGTCGCACCCGACCGCTACGAAGTCTAAATCAATGACGTTATTGGCGAGATCTTTTAGGCGCGGTTCATCAAGGTCAGCCGCAACCAGTTTTACAGCATCGTTTCCGACACGCTGTAAATGGGAGTCCCCAATAGCGCGCGGCTCTACATCATCGTGATATACCCTGAATCTGTCGGGGCTATCAACTTCCCTGTCCAATTTGGAGTCCCCAACGCTACCCACCCCAATGCCCGGCGCATAGTTCTGCCAACGCGTATCGTAATTCATGTCGCTAGTTTTCACCAACATTTCTCCCGCGCGACCGCCCGCGGGTATTCCGATTCCTGTATCGCCCTTGAAATAGCCGCTTGCTACCTTCTGCTCCATGTCTGCCATTACGGCGATCATTTGCGCGTTGAGTGATTCCGTGGTATCTACAAGCGTCTGGAGTTGGAGCATCCACTCAGCCATTCCCTCAACCAAATCCACGTCGCTAGGAACTTCAGCGTTAACCGTGAATTCATAGGTGGTGGACTTCCACACGATTTCATTGCCGGAGTTTATGCCACAGACTTCAAGCTGTCCAGAACCGGCTTCCGTCAAGCAGTTCCCTTCTACAAGATATTCAACGTACAGAACTGTTTCGTCCTGTATGGCGGCAAGAATGGGGCTAGGAAAGCAGGTGTTATTGGACTCGAAGTAAAACAAAATTCTGTAGTCCAATAGAGAGGGATCGATTCCCTCTCCAATCTGCGGCGGCAAGCACAGCTTCAATTTGGTTACATTGGATTCGCCCTGTTTACCCAACGCAATCGGCAGGCTTGCAATGTTGTTGTTTTTGTAGATTATTACGCTATCCATTTTTCCTCCTTATACGCTCAGAGAGAATTGGAAGTTGTCCAACCAAACGTAGGTTGCGGTTACGGCAATGGCTTGCACTTTAAGCACTCCGTCCGTGTCCATATTAAGGATGCAGGGAGTATTGGAGTCTGAGGCAAGCAAAAACGCTGTAGCTTGGGCGGGGCGATATCCTGCGGGTAGGGCAAGGATGGTTGTCAGGGGTATTGTAGTGCCAACTGCAAGCTTACCTCTCAGATGCACCATATTGGAATTGTCCTTCCAGTACTGAATCTTTGAGCCATTAGCCGCCGCCCAACCGTGGAGCGTAGCCAATTCCACCATTGCAGGAACTACGAACGCGCTTTTCCACGCTTCCAGAGCCGCCAAAGTTTCTGCCTTATATGTAACCATGTCGGCGGTCATACCTTCATCGAAGGCGGAAATTTGCTGAGACTGAGTGGCAATGGCATCGGTCAGGTCATTAACAAGCTGAACAGCTTCGTTAATTTTGGCTTGGCATTTGGATACCAATTCCGGCAGAGTTAGGGCGGTGCTGTCGAAGGTCATATCCATCGTTGGATATATGAAGCCGATGATGGGGTCAATCATGGATGTGTTTCTCCTTTCACCATAAACCGAGGAAGCAATCGCCCAAAGATTCGATAACTTCCATATCAACATTAAGGAAGGTCTTACGGTACTCTATTAGCAACTTCGATTGGTTGCCTACCGTACCGGTAAGAGCGCGGGTAAAATTGTCCTCAGAGTTTACCGTCCCACTCAGCGTGTTGTCGATTGTCCTGTTTCTAGAACCTTCATCGTGCGTTGTATCATGATCTTCAGAATCTGTCTTATTGTAGGACGTATCCGCGTCAATGTCTACCTTTGACGCAAAAACAGACGATTCAATATCAGACATATTTAGAATTCCGTCAGGCGTGTCCGATTGTACCCGCTTAACGTCGAGCGTTCCGTTGGTGGTTACAGAACCATCGGTATCTACGTGCTTATCGTCCTCTATTGCGAGGTTGTCCGTACCTTCGATGTGGTTGTTATGCCCGCCTTCGATAACTCTTTTGGTTGTCTCCTTTTCGTCGCGGGTGAGCAGGGGCATTATCTGAATCTTTAGAGACTCGTACTTTTGGTTGAACAACGGCATGTGCTCATTCAGAGCCCTATTAAGGACGAACTTAAATGCTCCCGGTGTATCCATGCCGATTTCTCTGAACATGTAGTGATCGATAATTTTCTGGTTCAGATACTGGCGATAGGATTCGTCAAAGATTGGATACTTATCCATGCCAAAATCAAAACCGTTGTTTATCAAATCAATGATGGATACGGTATATGTAGCCATTAGCGCGCACCTCCGCCGAGTGATCTGGTACTGCCGTCGCTACTGCGGTAGCTACGATACGTTGCAGAATCGATGGTGTCACCCTCACCATCTTTCTTGCCCTCAGCAGACGTATCCAAAACCGTGTTATTAGAACGGAAGTCAACTTCCACTTTCTTGCCGAACACTTTTGACAGCGCTTTGCAGGCGTCCCGCCTTGCGTTCAGCTTAGTGTACCTCTGAGCCTCAGCCGTACCGAGGTTGGAAGTTACTTCGTCTGTAATCAGGCGCTCCGCCTTGTCTGTATTAGCTGACTCTATGCCGATGAATGTGACGGCTTCATTCCACGTCTGGTGCTTGAGCGTGTTCATCTTATCCGCTATAAACGGCACAGGAGTGAGGATTGCTTCAAGAGGGTTATTTTCCAGTTCCTTAGTGGCGTAGATAACCGGCTCATTACCATCGTACTGAGAATACAGATTTTTGAGCGTCCGTAATTGCTTGTCGGTGCATTTGATCAAAAGGGGCGTCTTTACACCCTTTACATTTACATCGATTGTGCGCTGTATGTCGGCAAGCCGCTCAGCGTACAACTCTATTGTGAGGGAAGAAGGGGTACGCAATCTGTTGTTAAACACCAGAACGCTATTGTTCTGATTCAGCTTGCGGTTATATCCGGTCACGGCGTAGGCGGTACTTTCTTCCGGCGTTTGGTAGATGTCCAATTTGCCTGCATTAGCGGTACGCATTACCACCAGTCCCAGAACAGGATCTTCCAGAAAGATTGCTACACCATACATGTGCAGAGTCATTTCTAGGAAGCGTTCATCTACTGAGTCTGGAAGTCCGTACCATTGATACATGTTTACGGACAACTCGGTCAGCCGCATGTAATAGTCATTGAAAGTTAGGTTGTTCATCGTGGCGGCGTTTCTGTTCCACGGTGTAACCTTTTGTTTTAGGAAGTCGAAGAGAATGTTCATTTACCTACTCCTTACACAATGGGATTTGACTGCGTGTAATCGCCAACCGTATTAGCATCGTGCCAGAAGGTAATTCCGTGGTCATAGCATTGCCGAATTTTTGCCATATCCTCAACAGGAATTCCGCCGTTTGTATTCTGCATGATATTTGCTTCCAGAGTTTTGACAAAATTCCACTTCGCTCTGCCTGTAATGTTTGGGCGCTTGACGGTATGAGTCTTATACCCATACATATCAAAGAACTGATCTAGGCGCTGAGCGAATTGACTCTGTATATAGACGGGGGTAAATCCGAACGTCTGCAGACCGAGCGAAATGTTAGAGCCTGTAGGTTGCGTTCCTCTGGCGTGATCAGGCTCAACTGAATGTCTGGAATTCTCAGCGGCTACATTTTGAATGTTCCCAACGCCGCTTGTAGCCATGTGGGTCAAAATACCCGCGCCTATAGCGGCAGACATTCCACCTGTTTCCGGCATGAGAGCCACCGCCGCCGCAATGCCAATAATGCTTGTAGCCATTGTCACGCCTTGAGCAACGTTGTTTTGAGCGAGGTAGTTCTGATACGCTCCAAACATCCATGAGCAAAGCGGGTATCCTGTCAGCCGTAACATTTCGATGTTATTCTTCGTCTGTCCCTTATAGTATTTAGGGGTCAGATATACGGTTGGATTAGGCGCAACATTTGACGATATTTCAAACTGCATAGTGCTACCGCTGAAATACTCATAGGGAAATACAGCGTTTACACCGTTGAAGTTTGTGACTGACATAAAGTTATAGGGATGTGTAAGCAGTTTCTTGTTGCGGGGAGTGTATCCGTCTATTGACGTGACATTCTTGTTCACGGTTTTTGATATAACTGTCGCATCCGTATTCTTGGCAATTTGCTCGCCGTCATTGCCGGGGATTAATGCTGTCGGCATCATGAATATCATTGACACGCCGTCAGCCTTACCGTTGTTGTTGAGGTCATTGATGAAGCCAAAAACGCGGTTTGCCAGAGCAGACGTACTTACATTAAATGCATACATTGCAATTCCGCTGTACATACCCGCATACACTCCACCCACAGGAGAGACAACGGCATGAGAATCAACGTCACCCATAGCAATATCTCGGTCAAAATAGGATGTGGTGCAAATTACAACGGACATATCCGTTATTTCCGTGGCTAATGCAGTAGTGCCAAATTTGTACTCGCCGTGTTCCAACCCTTCCAATATCAGATTAGAACCAACGGTATCATCCTGAGTATGTTCACGCTCAACAAAGGAGGGCATTACGGTATAGTTGAAATACCAGGTTTGCATAACGTCCAGTTCGTAGAAAATCTGGCAGGAGCTATTGCTAAGGTATTCAGTTTTCGTTATAAAAGCGTAGAACCATTTCAGCCCTGTATTGGAGTTCTGAAACATGATGTAATTGCAGTCTAATATATCTTCCGGTTTTTGTGCTATCTTAATAGAGAAGTCGAAGGGGCGTCTAAAGTTAAGTCCACTTTCAGTGTACTTTGCCTTGTTGGTAAAATACGTTTCCTGAGCGGCGGCATTTGTGAACGTTAGGGTGTTGCGGTATGTGTTGTCCAATGGTACGCCGCGAAGAATTCGTACTATGGTATCCGGTGGAATATAAGGCATCTTGCACCTCTAAGTTTTAACCCGCCCCCAGTACAAGCGTACCGAGGGCGGGAAGGTTGGGACGGAAAGGGGCGTTATTAGGCGACGGTTATAACGCAGTCGTTATGCTTCGTCGGGTCTGCAACCGATGTGGCTGTAACCGTAAGGGTGGCATTGGCTTCGTCAGGAGCAACCGTCACCAGACCGCTGTCGGAAACGGTGGACTTCACGGTCTGCGCTCCGCTGATTGTGTAGGTCAGCGCCAAAGAGGGATAGCCCGCCTCAGCAACAACGGTTGCTACAATCTGGAACGTAGCGCCCTTCGTTACAGTTGCGGCAAAAGTGGTCATAGACACTTCGTCAACGGAGGGTGTCACCGTGGTGAAAGCAATTGCGTTGGCGAAGGGGGACACGCTGAAAATCTTCCACAGATGCAGGAAGTAATTCCAGTACAAACCTTCGGGGTTGTATATCTCTGTCATTTGCACCAGAGTATCAAGCACCACGAAGAAGGATTCATCTGCGAGGATTGCCACGACGTTTTCCAGACCGCCGAAATTGTCGAGCAATACGCGCCGCCCCATGAACTCCGCCTTGTCGATGTTGAAAGCCGCCGCCAATACGTTGACATCAATTTTGGCGTCCAGTTTGGCGTTGATAAACAGAACCTGCTTATCCTTCGGCGTGTGCGTCATTACCGCCATAGGATTATATTCGTCGCTCATGAAGGTCAGAACGTTGCTGTATTCCTTGAAGGACGAAACGATTTCCTTGAGGTCGGCTTCCGTCGGCGCTGTAATGGCAGGAACTTTGACGTTGTAGAACTGCCCCAGTTTGCCGTAGGCGTAGATCAGGTTTTTCATGTTCAGGAATTCATCCAGTTCTGCACCATCGTACAGAGACTGAATTATGTCCCCCACCAGTTTCAGCAGACCATCGTTGGTCAGGAAAGCCTTTTGAAGCTGAGCCTGTACCACCGTGGTTTTGAACTTATTCTGGTAGTTGATTTTATGGAACACAGCGGCAACGTCAGGAATGACGCGCTTGAATACTTCGGTTTCCGCCTGATCAGGGTTGTAGCCGGAAGCCTTCGCGATCTGCACGAAGATTTCTTCGACGGTTTCACCGTTCTGCATCAGACCCATCTTGAAAGCCTTCAAAGGATTCTCATAATGCAGACCACGGAAAACCACCAAGCCGATGCGGTTGACCAGAGAGGAAAGGAATTCATTGGCTGTTGCCTGCATCGACAAAATTGCCGGACCTACAGACGCCAAAATGTTGTCCTGCGTAGCGAGCGGGACTCTGTCACGATAAGTAGACGATGCGTTGTCGCGGATGGTATTGTAGATGTCTACGCCCGCCGCTTTGAGGATTCTGGATTCAGGTTTAATAGGCATTGTTATTCTCCCTTCTTTTTGAACAGCGAATCAAATGACATTGGTAGCGAGGTATCCTTTGGCGGCTCTACCGCCGCAGTTCTTTGTGGCTCGACCACAGTGGCATGTTCTTGGAACGTCTTTTTGTAGAGGTCTTTCAGTTCATCGTACTTTGCCTGCGGCACAGTTCCGGTTGCGGGTTGGTCTACTGCTTCGGTACGAAACTCCTGCAATACGCCCATGAGTTTTATCTCATCCCCTGCATTGTCGAGAATCTGTTGTACGAATTGTTCCGCCCTTTCCCTTAACACCTTTTTATCCCCCTTATTTGTAGCAGGGATAACCCATCAATGCGCTCCATGTTTTCGCCCCAACAATACCATCCACTTCCAGATGCCATTTGGTTTGAAACACTTTTACTTGTTTCAGGGTTTCCGCGCCAAAATCCCCATCGTATTTGCCAGTCCTTTTGTTGAAACTGGCGGGCATTGGTAGACCGTGATATACAAGACGCTGTTGCAGAAGCACTACCATTGCTCCCTTCATTCCCTTCGCCAGATACGGCACATGTTTGGGGTTGAATACCGTATCGTCAGACTGTCCAACGTCAATAGCGGGCGGCTCAGGGTCATCATTATCTTCCAGAGGTACAGGAGGGGCAACTTCCGTGCCGTAGATTATCCAGTCTGCGTACCCCCAATGCGTCCACCCCTTTTTCAGAGCGCCCTTTGTGATGCCCCATTTCACCCCTGCGGCTTGAATAACTTTGTTGTCTCTCACCAGAACGCCAACATGTCCCATGTGAATTCCGGCATCATTCGTGTCTCTGAATAGCAGGACTCCCGCGTGATGAGGGAGGGTGGAAATTTCGCCGTGTACGGAGCATTGCCCCCACACGCCATTAGCGGATGCAGAAACGTCCACACCTGTCAGGCGCAATCTTGCCCATCTAATGTAGCCAGAGCAATCAGCCGTATAATGACCGTAGTTCTTCGCGCAGTCACCCTTGTAGTAGTTTTTCTTGCCGTTCTCCACTACGCAGTAATAACCCGCACCCATCGAGTTGGGATGCTCCGTACCGTACATGCCTTCCAATGAGATAGCATCATTTATGCTGTAATTGTGCTGTCCATGCATGCCGTAGACGTAGCCGTCCCCTACATGCTCTTCCAGTTTGTCACAAAACTTTGCGTCAGAGACCTTGCGTAAAATTGCCATCGGCTATTCCTCCTTTGCCGCTTCGTCCACAGGGGCAGTCGATTCTGTCTCAGCCACTTTGTTGTTAAGAATGGCTATGATGTTTTTCAGTTGTGCGGGATAGGGCAGACCTGCGCGTCCTACGTTTTCGAGGATAGAGAGCAACTCTTGCGCTATATAGAATATGCACACCGTTGTGCGAACCGTTGAGCCGTCCCCCAATAGCCTGTCAACAAGTACCGCCGCCGCAACAACCACAAGCATGAGCACCTTTTTGAGAATTCCCTTGAAGCATACGGCAGAGGACAATTGACCGCATATTCCACCCGCAAGAATTCCGCTGACGAAATCAGCCACGATAAACCCAACCAATACGGTTGCGACGGTATCCCACCCGCCAAGCATCTTTGCAAGCGCCCCGCCTACAGTTGCCAAAATGATCTTAAATAGAGAAGCCTTATTCATGCCGAAAACCCCCATTTTAGTAATAAATTTGTCTAGCCCAATGAGATAGTCCGGTGACGCTTTTGATACCTCATTATACCATTTTCGGCAAAATTGTGCCTATTCTGGCACATAATTACATATTTACTCTTGCATATGCTGTCATTTTATGGTAAAATAAGAGAGTCGAATTCGGTCGAAAATGACCGTAATATGACAGAAAGAGGTACGGAAATGGGAAAACAGATTACCCGCACAATGACAACGACTCAGATCTTCGCGTCTGCGGTAAGCATGAAAAACGGCGCGGTAGAGACCACGGAATTGCCGCCAATCAAGCACCCCGAAAACATCGACGAGGACGGCGCTCTGAAACTGGTTCAGAAGCAGTACGGCAAAAAGCATCAGTATGTTGTCACCGCCCTGCTCAAGACGGAAAAAACCTACGGCGTACCGCTCGACGTTTTTATGGCTAATGCCAAAGAAATCGTCCCCGCCGCCAAGGAAGAAGCCGCAGTAACCAACGCCTAATAAGCGTAACAATAACGACAATAGCTGTCTGTATCGGCTATACGGCAGAGAAGAGAGGAAATACCAATGTCCAAAGAAACCAAAAATGTCGCCGCTGAAGTCCCCGCCGAATCCACCGCAATGACCGTGTTCAATGATGACACAGGCTTAGCGTCGGAATTGCAGTCCCGCGCTACATCGTTCTGCTCGATGGTCTGCAAAACACCGGCAGAAAAAGCCCGCCTGTACAACCTCATGAACGCCCCCGAATTCACGGTGAAGAAATTCATCAACAAGACGATTCTGGTCAAGGACGTTTTCATTGAGAAGGTAACTCTGGTCAATAAGGAGACAGGGGAACTGGAGGACGCAAACCGCATTGTTCTTATTGACAAGGACGGCAAGGGTTATCAGGCAACGGCAAAGGGCGTGTTTTCAGCCTTGAAGAAACTGGTTCAGGTCTACGGCGCTCCCACATGGGACGTTCCTCTGCCCATCATTCCGATCGAGATCAGCAAGTCCAACGACCGCAACATCCTCACGCTGACGATAGCGGCAGACTAATAGCAACACCGCACAGCCGCCGGAGGGAATTAACGTTCCCTTCGGCTATTTTTCTAAGAGGGAGGAAAACCATCATGGAACAGGGCATAAACTTAACACCATTAGGAAAGTCAAAAGTCACGAAGCGGGGAGTTGCGTACGATTTGCCCCACTCACCGTACCGCGTATATGTGGATGGAACAATCTATCATTTTTCAAGTAGTGGACACAGAGATAAATTCACTGAGCTAATGTTTGAGAATAGATGCACTTTTAGCTACACCCTCCGCAAGCGCTTTGGATATCCCGTAGAAGCCAACGTGCTTGCAGACCTCACCCTTTACCACCGCGTAGAAACACGCGGATTCTGCATCTCATTCGTGGACGGAGGTTTTGTTACATGCCAAAGAGACCTAATATTGTCTGGACTGAACGTCGCTTCAAGACGCTAGAAAAGACAATTGCACATTTCAACCACACTATTGATGTCCGAATTAGGGACGACCCTTCGCTGATAAAATACCTGCCCGAGAAAAAGACATTGCAGGATGTAGCTAAAAACATCGACACTGAATCGGACTATAAACGATCCATCCGCCAGATGGAGTCATTCGACCGCTGGACAGCGACGAAGAAAGTCGAAGGCGAAGCGGGCGTAAAAACAACCAAGTGGCAGTATGACATATACAAGCGCGAGTATCAAGCAAGCGAAAAAAGCAAGGCAGAGAAGAGAGCCGCCGCAGACTTCTCTACAGAAAAGGGAAATATGGGGCAGGAAGCGAAACAGAATTTAAAGCCTAGCCCTTTCAACTTCGATAAGATGAAGCAGAAAGAATGGCTCAGGAAGCTACGCGTATTAGACAACAAAATGTCAGGAAACTACGATGCCAAGAAAGCCGCTGACTACAAGGAGAACTATATCAAGGCTATTGAAGGGCAGTTGGGCGAGTCTGGTGGAGAAGCAAATAGTCTGCAGGCTCTAATACAAGGTCTAAGCGCCGAATTCATAGCTAAGCATTATTCCGACAATGCTACGATGGCAATAGACTTCCCCTATAATGCCGATGAAGTAGGGGCAGACGATGTTGAAGCAGACGCTATCAAGGCATGGGAGAAGGCAATAGAAGAAGCCAAAGCAAGCGGCGAAGATTACATGGACGAAGGTTGGGGCGCTAAAGAGGACGAATTTGCCGATGCTGACGTGACACAGGGAAATGCTTCCCAGGGATTCGATCAAGACGGTGTGCTACCAGACTCCGCGTTTATCTCTGCTTTTGGGCAAGACGTATATGATGAGATAATGGGCGGAGGAGATTAGCCGATGCTGTTTACAGCAGACTTTGAGACAACTACAGATGTTTCAGATTGCAGGGTTTGGGCATACGGCATTTGCGAGATCGGTAACGAAGATAATTTTTTCTATGGAAACAACATGGACGATTTCTTTCGATTCTGTAGCGGCAAGGAAAATCATACGCTGTACTTTCACAATTTGAAGTTCGATGCAGAGTTCATTATGTGCGAGTTGTTCAAAAGAGGATTTACGCATGTATTAGACTCAAAGGATTTAGTAGCCGGTACGTTCTCGACGTTAATCAGCGATAAAGGTATCTTCTATTCTATGGAGATAATGTTTGACAAGACTAAGCGAGCGTCCAATAAGGTTACTATATACGATAGCTTGAAACTGCTCAATTTCAGCGTGGCAGAGATTGCCAAGGGATTCAACCTTCCCATAAGCAAGCTAGAAATAGACTACGATGAATTCCGCGAGGTTGGGCACAAGCTAACCGAACACGAAGTGGACTACCTGAGAAATGACGTCACTATTGTAGCCAAGGCGCTCAGCGTCCTATTCATGCAAGGAATGACCAAGATGACCACCGGCAGTAATGCCCTCGCCAACTACAAAGAGACTCTTGCCCCCAAGGTATTCGAGCGGCGTTTTCCCATTCCTGTATATGATAAGGATATTCGTCAATCGTACAGAGGTGGATTTACCTATTGTGACCCTCGACACAAAGGGCAGGATGTTGGAGAAGGCATCGTATTGGACGTAAATTCGCTCTATCCTAGTGTAATGTATTATCAGCCGCTTCCCTTTGGGGAAGGAAAATTCTTTCAAGGGCAGTACGTCCAAGATGATCGAAGCTACACGCTCTATATTCAGATGCTTACCTGCCAGTTCGATTTGAAGCCAGACCATATCCCCACAATACAGTTG